GCCCCATATAAATCTGCCAAGTGACACGCGTGGACAGAAAGGGAATTTTTATTCAATTTTAAACGTCTTGCGACAAGTGTGCAGTGGGATTACGTACCCAAAGTGGACTCACACTCACTAGCCTCGGGTGGCAAACCGCTCAATTTTTCAAGTGAGCTACTTTAGCCGCATTCTACGGCACACCGGGTGAAGTGGGGAATTCCCCTAAATGTCTTCTTATGAAACCCGGTGGTAAGCGGGGCCCAATGGTCAGCGCCCCTGAAAAAGGGCTTTCAATAAAGAACGCCCAAATTCATTGGTGCTGCCCAAATGGGTCCATGACGGCAAACCATCATCGTGAGAACGAGCCATGGACTCATACTCAGGATAAAGGCAAAGAGCGGGAACTAACGGAACAGGGTTAACCCCATCCCAAGCGCTCAACCGCTCTTCCATGATGACCTGCTCCTCGTAACTAATGGGCGGAATCTCCGCGCAAGTAGAGTTGCAAAGGGCTGCACGCATCTCCAAGGTTGGTTTGCAGAACGGGAAACGCTTCTCAACGTCCCGGCCCAACAAAACAGGACCTGAAAACTTGGCAATCTTAGCCAAATCCCGGTCACTACCCCGATAAACGCGACAACCTGCCGTCAATTTGCCAATGCGCTGTACTATCGCCCAGACAATCGGATGACCGGGCGACAGATAATGCAACGAAAGCGCTTTGGCACGCAACAAGAACAACCGCTTATTGTTCCTGATGCCCACATTCTTGACATGAGTGAGGGACTTCAACGCGCGAAGCACATTCAGTAAACCAAACGGGGCGCCAGTGGCGTCACGCATCGGCAACCAAACGCGCTTGAGAAAGTCCGCTCCACCCGGGCCGTTGCTCACATAAGCCATGCTATATTTCATGCACAAACCAGTAGCAACATCAAACCACACATCCATCGGAATGATCGCGTCGTCACCCTCGGCCAGAAACCGCAGGCGACTAGCAACCACCCACCAGTGCTCCAAGCTGGGGTAGTGTGCTTGATATCTCTTCCAATGCCCTAGCAAAATAATGACGACGTTGACCAATAAATTGCCCAACGCCGTCAGAAAATCGCCCGAACACCGGATCGTGAGATTGGCTGAAAAATCACGGGTCGCAATGTGACGCGACGCACCATGAAAATGCCGAAAGTACTTCGCTGCTCTTTCGTCACCCAGCAATCGAAAAACCTTCTCGATCAAACTGTTTTCCAACACGGCCCTCATGTTGGGTCCCAAAGCGGCCTCAAAACCACTTATATCTTGGGAACGATGGCTCTGCGAAACCACCTCCAACAAGCTGTCATACAACTCTTCACTGGTCTTGTACTTAATGAGCCAGCGGCTCAGCACAGGATCGGTGTATATAAGCCCGGCAACGACTGCCATGCGATATAACATAACATAAGCGCGCGTGCACATAACCGTGATACCACGCGGTTTAGTGCAACCGTCCTGCTTGTAGGAATCTTCCTCTTTGCAGAACTGTTTATTACGCTGAATACGCCCTGAAACGTCATCTCGACGCATGGCCGCCTCATATCCTTCCCATAATTCTAACATAAATGTTCG